AGCCACAGGTGTAGTAGGTTCGTTTGGCTCTGAGTTAGGATATAGCACAGAAGAGATTGAAAATGCACAGGCTAAGGCTAGTTCATTTATCGGAATACTTGTATCTATTAAACCAGTAGTAGAAGGTGTAGGCTCAGGATTTAAGTTATTAGGAAGTATATTAAAAACTAATCCATTAATATTATTAGCTACAATTATAGGCGGTATCATTGTATCGTTCTTAGATATGGGAGCGATAGTAGATGGAATTAAAAAAGGGTTTAAGGTTTTTGGAGATGCTGTGTCTGCTACATTCGATTTCATTGTCGATGCTGCTATGTTTGCTATTGATATGTATACTCAATTTTTAGATGTTATTACTTTTGGGTTATTAGATATTAATGGTTCTTATAAGTCTTATACAAAATCTCTTGAAGATGCAAGTGCAGCGGAAAAGAAAAGAGAGGAAAATGCAATAAAAGAAAGGGCTTTAATTGTTCAAAATATACTTGAATTAAAAAAGAAAATAAAAATATTAGATGAGGAAATAAAAATAATAGAGAAAACTAAAGCATCCGTAATAGCGAGATATGACCAAGAGATAAGATTAGCACAAGCATCAGGAAAAGAAACCTATGCTATTGAGAAGCAAAAACTCGCAGACATTATTGATTTTACTGAAAAAGAAATACAATTAAAATTAAAAAAATATTTAGCAACAAAAGCACTTCAACAAGAGGAAAGTAATTTCACGAAAAATTTGATGGGCGAAGATATGGCTTTTGTTTTGGATAATAATCAAGAAGAAATAAAAGCAAATAATGTAAAAGTGAGAGAACTTGCCGAGTTGAGAAAGCAAGTTAATGATGCTAAAGATACCGATGCGGTACTAGATGCAACTAGAAATAAAGAAAATTATGATAAATGGAAAGAGAATGAAGAGAAAAAAACAGCGGCAACACTTGAAGCAAATAAGATAAGAACTGAAAAAGAAAACGAATACCTAGATACAATAGCAAAGTTACAAGATGAGAATTTTGAAAGTACACTATCAGCACAAGCAATAGAAGAGAGAGCGGTTGATGCTAAATACTTCGCACTAGAAGAGGCGGCTAAAAATAACGCTGAACAGTTAGCTATCGTTACTGAGGCAAAAGAAAGGGAATTAGGTGCTATAACTAAAAAATATAGAGATGAGGAAAATAGATTAATCAAAGAGGCAAATGATATACGTATTCAAAAAGAGAATGAATACTTAGATACGATTGCTGCTTTAGAAGAGCAAAATTTTGAAAACACTCTTACGGATGAGGAAAAAGAATTAAGAGCGATTGATGAAAAATACTTTGCACTAGAGGAGGCTGCTAAGGGTAATGCAGAGCAATTAGCTATAATTAATGAGGCGAAAAATAAAGAGATAAATGATAGTAATCAGAAGTATAGAGCTGAGGATGAAAGCCGACAAAAGCAAATCAATGATTTTAGAACTAAAGCATTATTAGATACTCTGTCTACACTTTCAAGTTTAAATGAATTATTTGGTAAAAAGAATGAGGCTAATGCTAAGAAACAATTTCAAATAAATAAAGCTATAAGTATTGCATCTGCATTAATTACAACTTATCAGTCGGCTACTGCTGCCTATGCCTCTCAAATTATTCCACTTGATCCAAGTTCGGTAGTCCGTGGTGCTATTGCAGCAGGGTTAGCCGTTGCATCAGGTTTGGCAAACGTGGCCAAAATTGCATCTACTCAATTCGGCGGTAGTGCTTCTGCTTCGGGCGGGGATAGTGGTGGCGGTGGTGGCACATCATTACCAACTGTAGATACTTCATCTACTCCATTTCAATTTCCAACAGTTGGAGGTAATAATAATCCGCAATCTAACCAACAAACATTTGTATCCGTTACTGAAATAAATAACGTTAACAATAGAGTGCAAGTAGCAGAGGCTAACGCAACCTTTGGCTAAATCGATTTAGATTTTAAAATAAACGATTTAAAGTAAAAATACATATAAAGGTATGGATAAGGACACTTTGCCAACCTATGAGCTTGTTTTGAACAAATCGGAACATGGCACTCAATTCATTTCTTTAGTTGACGATCCTGCAATCCAATTAAACTGGTTTGCATTTCATAAGCATTTTAACCTTGCCGAAATAACTGAGCAAAAGAAAATAGCGGGTGCGTTCTTAATTCCTGAGCAAAAGATTTACCGTAAAGATGAGAATGGCGAATACTATATTAAGTTCTCAAAAGAAACGATTCAGGAAATAGCGGACAAGTTTAATAGTGAACAAAGAGGTAGGTCGATTAATTTAATGCACCAAGACGGTAGCACCTTATCGGTTGCTTTTGTTTCTGAGAATTGGGTAACTGCACTAGAGAATGATAAGAGTAAAAACTTTGGATTCGATTTGCCTGAGGGTACTTGGTTCGGTGTTGTGAAAATAGAGGATGAGGATTTTTGGCAATCGGAAATAAAAACACAAAAATTAAGAGGCTTCTCAATAGAGGGTTTCTTTGATATGAAAAAATTAAAAATGAATAATATGGAGTACGGAAAATTTAAACTAGAAAAAGAAGCCACTCTCGAAGATGGCTCAGTAATTTATACAACAGCATCCAACTTTGAAGTAGGCGCACCTGTATTTATGGTAGATGAAAATGGCCAACAGTTCGCTGCTAAAGATGGCGACTATGTACTAACTGGTGTTGGTGTAATTACTGTTAAAGACGGATTGATTACTGAGGCGGTTAAAGAAGAGGTTGTAGAAGTAGAGCCTAAGAAAGAAGATGCTCCAGTTGAACAGGCGGTTGCTCCAGTAGTAGAGCCAGTAGCTCCTGTTAAAGCAGAGGTTACTCCTATGGATATTGAATCTATTAAGGCAATGTTACAACCAGTAATAGACGAAATGAACGCTAGAGTATCTGCATTGGAACAAAGATTTAATGAAATTGAGGCGGGAACTGGACAAGCTATTAACGAACTTAAAGAGGAAAAAGAAACTTTAAGAACTGAACTTTCTGCAATGAAGGATAGCATCCCTACTAATTCAATATCTAAACCTGAAAATAATAGAGTAAGATTATCTACTGAGCCTCCTGTAAAGTTGACTAGCGATGAGTTATTACAGAAGGTTATTGCACTTAGCAAAATAAACGAAAAAGCAATTTAATACATTTAATTCAAATACTAAAAAATTATGCCTACAATTACCGACAGTACGTCTACATGGGACGGGATACAAGCGCAAGAGTTTTACTCTGCAATTTTGTTACAAGGAAATTCTAAGTCGAAAGCTAGAAAACTTGTAAACGTTAAATCAAAAATGAACATTCCTTCTATGACTGTGGCAAATTTGCTACAAGCAGGAGCGTGTGATTATAGTTCTCAGGGTACAGTTACAATCACTGAGAAGTCTATTGAGACTTGCGATTTAATGGTTAACAAAACTATCTGTAAAAAAGATTTTTATAATATGTGGTTGTCTGAGCAAATGGGCGCAGGTGACATGAAAGAAAAAATTCCTGCTACTTTCCAAGAGTATGTTTTATACAAAATGAAAGAGTTTTTGAATTTAGAAATTGAAGAGGGAGTATGGCAATGGGATACTGCAGCTTCACCAGTTGACTTATGCGATGGTTGGTTAAAAGGATTCTTAGCTGATGCTACTGTAATTGATGTTGTAGGAACTACTTTGAGTGCCTCTAACATTGTTACTGAATTACAAAAAGTTTATAACGCTATCCCTGACACTATCATAGACGATGAGCGCACTAGAATTTTAGTTTCTCCTGCTGCTGCACGTTTCTACCGTACAAAGATTGCATCTACTTCTGTTGAGTCTTTTATGCAGAAGAATGTACCAATGACTTTTTTAAATGTTCAAATGGAAGTCGTGAACGGATTACCTACTAATGATGTGGTTGCTTGTCAATGGGAAAACCTTTGGTTTGCTACTGACCTTATCGAAGATTTCGAGACTATCAAATTAATTGATACTGGCGAAACTTTAGGAGATAAGAATGTACGCTTCGTTGCAGGTTTCAAGTTCGGAACTGGTCATGGTGTAGGTGCTGAAATTGTTTATTATACATAATAATAATAATCTAAGGGGTGTAAAAACCCCTTTTTAAAATAAAATAAAATATGGCTTGTACATTATTAACAGGTGGGGTTACCATTGCCTGTTCACCTAACGTAGGTGGAATTAAAAAGGCTTACATTACTGATTTCGTAAATGTAGAAAATGGATTCACAGAAGCATCGGGAGTAATTTCTGCTGTGGCTATTGATTCAGGAGAAAACTATTACGAGTTTGAGTTTAACAAAAATACTTCATTCTATACCGAGAGCGAAGCTAATAGTATTGAAAATGGAACTAATTTCAAAACTCAGGTTATTACTTTAGTTATTCCGAGAAGAGAAGTAGCAAAGAGAAACGTTATTCGTTTACTAGCACAAAAAAGACTATCTATAATTGTTAAAGACCAAAACGGTTTGAACTGGGTATTGGGAATGACTAACGGAATGGATTTAACTACTAACGAAGGTGGCTCAGGAACTGCTAAAGCGGATATGAATGGATACACTTTAACCTTCACAGGAGAAGAGCCTGAAATGGCTTCTACTGTATCGGATGCTATCTTAGCGACATTACTTTAATCTAAATAAAATTTAGGGAGAGCCATCTGTAAAGGTGGCTTTTTTTTTAAAATGATAAAACTAGAAAAAGATACTACTACGGATGTGGCTTTGACGTTAACTGAAAAAGTTAATATTACTTCGCCTATTTATATTTTTTCATTTGTTCACGATTTGACTTTTGAAGTAGTTAATTTTATTTTGCCAGACGTTTCTCCATATCCTGAGAGATTTAATTTATTTGAGATTAATGAAACTACTTTAGATTTAAAGAAGGGTTTTCATTGTTATACTATTTACGAGGCAGAAGTAGATTCTCCACAGGATATTGATCCTAATGATTACTCACCTTCATTAAACGTATTAGAAAAAGGTAAGGTTTACGTTTGGGAAACTGAAATAGATTTACCTACATTTGATACAGGAGTTACAACAGAAATACCTACCTTTACACCATGAAAATATTTGGATTAGATATAAGCAGAAATAAAGAGGAAATAATTAAAGATGCCTCAGTAATGTTTGGTTCTCAAAATTATATAGGTACTCCTATTGCTAAAGAAAAACAAGGAGATAAATGGATTTCATTTGGTGAGGATAACCTTGTGCCTCAATATTGGATTTCATTACTTATGCGCTCTGCCATTCATAGAGCCTGTGTTGTTTCTAAAGCCACAATGATAGCGGGTAAGGGTATTGAGTTTGTTGGTTACGATAATCTCTCTATCGAGGCAAAAGCGAAGTTAAAAACACTAATAGAAAACCCGAATGGTACAGACCAATCTTTAAGTGATTTGGTTTATCAATGGGCTTATAATAGTGTAGCATTTGGTGCAATGGCTATTGAGTTAATTAAGTCAGTAGATAAGGGAAAATATACTCAGATTAATAATATTGATGCCGCTCATTTAAGAAGTGGCAAGTATAATAATTACGGTAAGGTAGATACTTATTACTATTCTCGTCATTGGGAATTAGTGAATAATAAAACTGAGAAACCTAAAGAGATACATACCGTTGGAAATGATGAGCAAGATAGAAGTGCTATTATGTATTTTAAAAAACCTGATTTATCCAATGAGTATTATGGATTACCTGACTATTACTCTGCTATTAATTGGATAGAGGCGGATGCTAAGTCAGGAGACTTGCAACTAAATAATGTTAACGAAGGCTACCAACCTAGTTTAGTAATTAAATTTTATAAGAAACCAAGTTCACCAGAGCAAGAGGATGAAATTGTAAGAAGTTTAAATAGACAATATTCAGCAAGTGGTAAAAAGAATAAGGTGCTAGTAATGTTTAGTAATTCTAAAGAGGATGCTCCTGATGTAGATCCCTTAAAGATTGAAAACTTTGACGATAAATTAATTACTTTATCTGAACAATGTGTTCAACAAATATTAACGGTAAATAGAATTACTTCTCCTAGCTTATTAGGTATTCCTGTGCCTTCGGGTTTAGCAGGTGGCGGAGCAGAGTTAGAGAGTGCCTATAAGATATTTGATGGCGTTGTTATTACACCTGAGCAAATATGGATAGAGAAAAATATGCAAAAGGCACTATACAGGATGGGTATCCACGTTCAGCCGAAAATTATTAAACTTAATCCACTAGAGTAATGGCAATCACTAAGGCGACATTTATAAACGAAACTTTTTTACAACAGTACACTCCTATAAGTGCTAATGTGGATATAAAGTTAATCGCTCCATTTATTATAACTGCACAGGATAAATACGCACAGCATGTTTTCGGAAGTGAATTTTACGAGAGATTGATGCTTGGTATAAGTGCAGGAAATTTGATAACAAAAGAAACAGAACTTTTACAATTATCTCAACCCGCTATTGCTTGGCTTACCTTAGTTGAGGCTATTCCTTTTATTAATGTAGGGATAAGAAACAAAGGTATTTTGAAGGGTACTAGCGATACTACTGAATCGGCATCTTTTAAAGAGGTAGGAGATTTAAAGCAATCGTGTATGGATAACTATGAACATTATATGCAGAGGGTACAGGAATGGTTATGCCTATCGGATAATAACGCTACATTAACATTATATAATAATCCAACCAGGAATATGTATCCCGATCAAGGCGATGTATATACTAGTGATATTTACACAGGTCAAAATAAAACAGAAAAAAGTATTCAGAATTTTTTTAGAAGTATGTAATATGTGCGACGCATTAAAAAAATATAAAGAGGCTAGATTAAAAGTAGATGCTGAAATTATTTTAGAATTTCTATCTAATACTGGCATCTCTAAAGATTTAATAAAAGAGGACGAAGTTGAATATATTGAACTGGCTAAACAAGTAGATACGTTACAGGCGTATTATTATTATAAAGGCCGATATGACGATAAGACTAGACCATTCTGTAAACGAGTTTTAGACTTAAATAAATATTGGGGAGAAACTGACTTGTTAATGATTTCAGAGAGATTAGGATATTCAGTATTTTTATTTCAAGGTGGGTTTAATTGTCGCCACATTTGGCAGAAGGCTAGAATAAGTAAAAAACAATTAGAGACAGGTGCTATCATTCCTGACCAACCTAAGACTATTCAGATATGGAGTGCTGCTAATCGTCAACAAAAAGGATTAGGTAAGTATTTCCCTCTAGCTTAATAGGTCTTTTCTGAGGCTTTTGAGCATCCTCCTAATACAACTACCACACTGTGTATATTCCTGGTGAGGATTGAATCTAAATCGATATAGACGAACCATTTCTTTTATCTGTTCGTGAGTAAATTTATTATTACTTACTCCTTCAAAAAATAACTTAACGTCTTCATAGTATTGTCTATCGCTCATAACTGATATATTTAGAAATGATTTCCGAAAGTATTGCCGAAATAACTGCAGAGAATATCGAGCCAGTATAAATAAGGCAACTCCAAAAGCTAAAGCATAAAGAACAGTAAAAAACATACTTAAACATTGAGTAAAAAAAGTTAGTGGTTTCAGAGGTAAAAATTAAATCTTTAATTTTATCTGCGAGGTCTGTTTCCGTAACAATATATCCGATACAGGAAAATGCGAGGATGGTGAACATGATTGATTCCATTGATTAATTATTAATAGTTTTAAATCGTTTACTAAATTATTTACTGAGGCTTTCGGTATATCTATTCTAATAGCTATTTGACCGAGTGAAAGTTTTTTGTTTATATACAAGTCATAAAGACGTTTAAAATGTGGCGGTAGGTTGCTTTCAATTTGCCTAACTACCTTAATTTTTTCAGCGTTAAAGTCACCGTAAAACTTAATCATATCTAAATCCTCATCACAATTCTCATCACAGTCTGCCATTATATCTATGTAATCATTTTCACTCTCTTGGTGTATAGGTGTACTATATTGGTTAGTCAATTTCATTTGTTGCCAAAATTTCCCTCCTTGCTTCCAACGATAATTATCTTTAAGAAATCTAGCGAATAGCCATTTATAATCGTCAACTTCTAAACCTTCATATTTATTTGATTCTATTATTTCGATAGTTACAAAACTTAAAAGGTCATATTTTAATTCAGAAGAGTTAGAGTCTGTTGCTGTTATGTTCGTGGCTACGGATAGTAACCAGGTATGATTATCATTAACAAATTTGTTTATTGTCATAAGTAAACGAAAATCAAAGATAATACATTTAAATCAATGGCAACCTACTCATTAAATCAATTAATAAAAATCTTTAGTGATTTTGCAGATTCGCATTTACAGATTAATTCATTTGGATTTGGCGAAGTTTACGAGGCTAATGGAAATCCTAAAGTAACAGGTAATACTCCTACTTTGTGGATTTATCCCACTCAGGCAACTCCTTTAGAAAATACAACTATCTACTCTTTTGATGTTAGGTCTTGGGATTTGGTTACTAAGGGTGAAGAGAATGAAAACGATGTACTTTCAGATTGTCAGCAAACGCTATTTGATTTTATTCAGTTTATAAAGCATAATGAAATCTTTGATATTAATGTTTCGGGCGATCCCTCAATGACACCATTTACTGAGCAATTAGCGGATGATGTAACAGGTTGGGAATGTTCAATAGATATAGAGGTTAATTCAATCAATAGTGATTGTATGATACCTATGGGTAGTATTACTCCATTTCCTAATCCTTTGAATTGTGAGCCTGTAATCGTTACCGATAATGGTAATGAAGTTACACTAGACGCTGGAGATACTTATACTTGCTCAGGCGGTAGTGGTGGCTCTGTAACAATTCAAGTTAATGGTGTTGAATATATCGTTGAACTTGCACCATCAATAATTGATATTCCAGTATTAGATAGTAGTGCAAATCTAGTTGGAACGGTCAGTCCCACTATCGATGTTGTGATTGCGGATTCTATTGTTCAAATCAATGGGGTAAATTTTGAAAGCATACTTGCTGAATCAACAATTGACATTCCAGTTTTTAATTCAGATGGAACACCGATTGGCAGCGTTGTTGCGGGTGTGCAAGTAAGCATTGAAGATTCGGTTGTTAAAAATAGTGATTTTAGCTATGGGCAACAATTTCCATCAGGAACTACATTTCTTTTACCTGATATTAATTTGACGCAACCCAATGGGGACATTCAATCAAATCCGTCTGTTATTGATTTATCTTGTACGTTAATTGAAGATTTAACGACGCAAGATTTGAATGATGACTTAACACCTACTCAGATTAATCAAATTCAACGTCAGCAACCAACGAGAACTGGGCAAACTACGAGTTATAGGACGGGCGACGATGGTGATTTAGAAATGGGAATTGGTGCAAGTTTTTCTACTCTTTCAGATAATAATATTTTCGGAAATACAAATAGATTTACTTCGGAATTGGGAAATCAAACTTATACTAATAATTTTGTGCTTGACCATTTAACTGGATTGATGTGGTATAAAATCCCTAATGCCGTTGACACTTGGAATAATGCAATAGATGGATGTTTAGCATATGCAGGTGGAAGTTTTACAGATTGGTTTTTACCAAATATTAATCAGCACATGACCATTATTTCATGGAGCGCGACTGCTATTGGTTTAAATTATGCACCATTTTCAATATCAACTGCTGAATTTTATTGGACTTCTACAACTGCACCTTCTGCTACAACAAATGCTATTAGATTAAATAATTCAAGTGGCATTCCTGTTGCTCAAATAAAAACAAATACAAGTAAATATTTATACTGTCGCAAGTTTATTCCTGCTGATTTTGGATTATAAAAAATAAAAATATGAATTATAAATTCCCAGATTTTAATATAGAAATAATTAATCCAACTATTACCGTTGTTAATGTTTCGGATAATATTCAACTAAAGTATTGTATCGTTTCAATTTTATTAATAGATGAAATAGGTACAAGATTTGGATTTACATTTACCAACTTA